GGGAAGGGCTGCAGCTGGAGCGTGCCAGTAACGCGATGCCGGAAGCGCGGTGCGACTTCGTGAACGGACTTTTCCGGCCGGACATAACCCGGCAGCACCTCAACCCGGCGCAACGGACGGCGGAGCACCCTTACGGCTACCGCCTCTACGTCACGATGGACTGTCCGAAGACGATCACGGTTCTTGAGCGGTATCTTTGGGAGCAGAAGACGACCGGTGCTTACAAAGGCGAGCCAACCGGAAAGCCCGACCGGCGAGCGGACGAAATCCCCGACTGCCTGGGCTACCTCTGCTGCAGCAAGCTCAAGTGGGTCGATCCGAATGAACTCCGCTCCAGACGCGCAGCTTGAAGATAAACAACATTGAAAATCAAGGTGACGTGATATTACGCTTGACCTAAGTAAATAGAGGTCGCATGGTCCGCCCGGATGACGGCCACAGCGATTCCGGACCCGGAGATTCGTCCAGCGACGGACGAGAGCCGCGTCGTCATCGGGCCTAATCTGGCTGACAACGAGGAGCTTGCGGCGGCGGTCACGCAGTATGTGACGCAGGAGTTTTGGTATCCGCAGCTCTACTTGGCGCAGCCGTTTTGGAACACTTGGCGCCAGATCGACAACATGTGGCGGGCCAGGTTTGCAGCGCGGGATTTGGTGATGCCGAACCTGACGAAGCAGAGCCTTCAGACCGTCAACCCGGCGCTGCTGGATGGCAAATCGGCCCGCGGCCAGAGCGTGAAGCCGTTCCAGCAGATGCACGCCATCACGAACATCATGGAGCAGATTTCGTGGGAGGACGGCTTGCCGGTCCGCGCGGAAGTTCCAGAGGACGTGATCGAGGGCGATTTCTACCGCCCGACGGAGCAAAGCTGTCTTGCGGCGAACACCATTCTCCGCACGACCGCGGAAGAAATCGACCTCCGCAGCGGATATCGACGGAGCGCCGGTAGCTTCGGAAAATACGGACTCTCATGGGCGCTGACAGATTTCGAGATGCGCTACGAGAACGTCGTCGCGCAATGGATGGTGCAGGACGAGATGCAAGCCCAGGCGGTCCTGCAGCAGTATCCATCTGCTCAAATGGTCTCCCCGGGAATGATGCAGATGCCGGAGCGCCGAGTGGCGGAGATGAAGACCCACTTCATCCCGCTGGCCGTGGATGATGTCCTCGTCGACCCGCTTGTGCCCGTAAACCCGGTTGACCGCCAGCCATGCCCGATCGTGCGGCAGCACATCACCCAGGCGGAACTGCTCGACCACCGGTACGACGAAGAGGCGAATCCGTTCGGCTGGCTCAATGTCGACTTGGCTATCCAGGAGACCAAGAATCACTACGCGCTTTCGCAACAGGACGAAGGTCCGCTGCGCGACCGGCTGAAGAATCGCTATAACATCAGCGACCAGACTGGCGGGGGTTGGCGCACCCAGCGGGTTCGGCAACTCTGGCGCGCTTTCCCGCTCCTGCGCATCGGGCCTGATGGCACGCTGGATGCGAAAAATGAAGGGGTCGAATGCCCGCACTGCGAAGGAACGGGCAAGCTCACGCAACGCACGCCTACCGGCCAGTTCGCGCCGGCGATCACCTGTCCGACGTGTCAGGGCACCGGGCGCGTGTATTTGCCGCTCAAGCGATACTTCGTCGACTTCTACGGCGGCATGGCAACGGGCGCCGTGTGCCTGCGGATCCAGGAGTTCCCTGCCGGCTTCACCATCCCGCTGCTCAACGCGGCCGATCTGATCGAAGACGATTCGACCAGTATTCCGATGTCGAAGTCGGAAATCGCACTGATTGCCACTGAGCAACTGACTACGTGCGAAACTCAGTTCGAGGACAGCAAGAACAAGGTCGTCTACCGCGGCACGAAGGTGAAGGAGGATAGTCCAGCGGGGAAGATTCAGGACTTCAACGCCCCAAACCTCAAGGTCACCTACGAGAACGACCCACGGGAAATCGAGCGGTTCGACGCCGGCCAATACGACGAGACGGTCACGCTTCTCCCGCAGATCCAACGTAAGGAGGATCAAATCGAGCAAATCTTCGGCGTCACGCCGACTCTTCAGGGACTCTTAGCGGCTGGCCGTCGTTCAGCCCTGGAGGTCGGCGAGGCGACCGAAGCGGCGAAGAACCCGCTGGTCCTGATGACCGACCGGTTCAACCGCCAGATGATGGGCGGGTGGGCAAGAAAGTCGCTCCGGAACCTCGAGCTATTCGGCGATCGCGATTACATCCGGCGGGTTACGGGCCGGGAGTATTTCGGAAAGGTGCGGATGTTCACTGCGGTAGGGAAGGAGTTCTTCGCCAAGCTCGCGGCTCAACAGAACATTCGCTACATCCTTGAATCGAGCGCGAACGACCCCGCGATGCAGGCGGTTCGCCCGCAGCTTTGGAACAAGCTGCTGCCAATGATGGGCATTACAGACATCCGCGTGCCGGATGGCGGGATGCAGAAGGCGACGGACGAAGGCATGCAGATCGTCAGCCAGATTCTCGGCGATGGAAATTTGACTCCGCCGACCCCAGATGACCCGCACGAGATTTACCTACAGGTGTTCAACGGCGCGCTGAAGGACCCCTACTGGCAGAAGCACGCACCGCAAAACATGCCGCTCATGCAGCAGCGGATCATGTGGCAGACGCACCTTTCGGTGCAGCAGCAGATGATGCAATTGCAGCAGCAGATCGCCGAGCAGCAGCTTTTGAACCCCCCGCAACAACAAGATCAGCCCGGCAAACAACGGGAGCCCGCTGCGAACGCCGGTCAACTCAGTCAGAACGCGCAAGGTTAGCCATGGACTACCAGCAAGGAAGCAAACCGGACGAAGCCTACGAAAAGTGGAAGTTGGACTGGATTCCACCGGTGCCGCGACCGAAAGCCATACCGGGATTCGTGATCGTGGAGTTTGCTCCATTTGGGAACCGCGGTGATCTATGGCGCCCGGAGGAGGCAAGCAACAATGCGATGGTGGTGTGCGACGGCCACGAGTTCCGCCCACACCGCTTCGGCTATCTGCCGCCCGGAACGGAAGTGATCTACACCGGGACGTCGGGGGACAACTTCGAGTTTCAGGGTCGAACGCTCTGCCGGCTGCCAAAGGCGGAGCTGGAAATTATGGTCGAAAACCAGCGCAGAAAGGCGGCGGCATGATCGTCCCCGAGAAAGCCACGTTGGCGGCCTTCGTGCGCGAAGGATGGCAATCCGGGTTTCGCGCCCTCTGCGCTGAGCGATCCGCCAAAGCGGTGAAGCAACTGAAGGAGGCGAATCCGATGGAGGCGATGAGGATCAAGGAACTCCAGGCGGAAATCCAATTTTGGGAGAAGGGCATCCCCAGTGTCCTGGATGCAGTGAACGAGTTTGTCGCCCAACAGGCGATCACGCCGAAGTGAACCCGGCGCAAAAGAAAAGGTTGACATGTCTTAATAAATAACGCAATGAGCACACAAGCAGCCGGGCTTCCGACTAGCGAGGGTCAACCCCAATCGGGGAATCCAGCGCCAGCGGGACAACCACAGGCCCCGAATACGCCACCGCCACCGCCCGCACTGGGCGAGCAGCCAAAGCAGGAAAACCCGCAACTCGCGGAACTTCAGCAGAAGCTAGCCACACTCGAAGCGGAGGCGAAGAAGAACGCAGAAAGCGCGCGCTTCTATCAAAGCAACTTCGACAAAGCGCAGCAACAGCTCCGCGCGGTCGTAGGAGCCCAGCAGCCCCAAGCCGACCCTGTCGCAGAAGACGTGAAGTATTGGGTCGGACAAGGCTACGACGAGAAGGACGCGCGAGCGATGGTCGACTATGTCAATCGGAAGACTCAGCCGCTCATGCAGCAACTGCATGCGGCGCAGCAGACACTCCAAGCGACAACGCAGACCTCGCATGTTCTTCAAAGCGCGATGGCAGATCCCGGTTACGGGATGTTGTTTGCCGACACCGACGTGCAGACACAGGTGCATCAAGCACTCCAACAGGCAGCCCTCAGCGGCCAACCCGAGTTAGTGAATCCCGCATATGCGGTCGAGATCGCGAAGCTCGCCTACATGGACAAACACAAACCATGGGCCGTGCAACAACCAGGACAGCCAAGCCAGCCTACGCAGCATTTCAATTTCCCGGGTCTTCTTGGTCCGCAGTCGACGGGGTTCCGCCCCGCACCGGCGGTCCAGTCGAAACCAACCAATCCACATACCGAGAACCTCACCGCGCAAATGGCGGCCTACACCGGCATTCCAATTCAGCAACAGCAATCCTAACACATGGCACTCGCAACAGACGCAAAACCTCGCGCTCAGCAAGCCTACGGCCGATTCAAGCCGCAGGCCGACTTGGGCAAAAGCTCCGTCATTTGGGCGGCAGTCGACGGTGACACCGATGGTCGCTGGCCGACCGTGGATGAGCTCACCAACACGGGTGTTCCCGTTGGAACGCTCGGCCGCGAGTTCCTGAAGTATGAGGAGTTCAAGAACAAGGGTGGCAAGACGCACGACATCAAATACGCCGGCATCACGCTGCGCGAGATGGTCTGCCCGAAGGAACTCGCCGATCAGAAGACCGCCAAGGAAGCGGCCGAGAGCACCGAAGTGTGCCGGACGTTCCTTGAGGCGGGCGATCTGAAGAACCGCATGGATGCGAGCGGCATGCTCTCCCTGCGCTCGGAACTCACCGAATCAATCCAAACCACCGATAGATAACCACTATGGCAACCGCACCCATTAGCCGCCCTCGCGTATTTAGCGCGCCTGGGGCGGCATACCTCAAGACCCGCACGCAGCAAAGCGACGGATCGAACTCATTCAGCAACGGTCAATTCGTCAAAATCTCAAGCGGCGATCTTGCCGCCTACGTGGCTGACGACACCGGCATCTACGGACTCACGCCCGACAACAGCCACGCCTCCACGGATGAGCCCTACACGGCGCCATGGAGCGAGCTGCACAGCGTGATCGATCCGTCTGGTGGCACTCTGTTCATTATGAACATCACGGACGGCTCCGGGAATGTGGGGAGCGGCAGCACGACCCTCGCCGATGTCTCGATCGGGACGCGCTACAGCGCCCGTTATCTAGCCAGTGTCGACACCACCGCGCTGGGCGTCGACGCCTCCGACAGCGGCACCGCCACGAAGAACATCTTCCAAGTCGTGGATAAGTACATCAACACGAAATACCCGGACGGAGACGCCGCGGCGGACTTCAACGGTCGGGTGCTCGTGAAGGTCATCGACTCGGCCATCCAGTAATCACCAACCCAGCCACAATACCTAACCGACCTACCATATGGCAAACGGACAATCACCACTCGTGGTCGAGGGATACGTCGAAGCTTACAACCGCAACCTGCAGAGCATGGAGCGGTATATCTTCCGCGATAGCCCCAACGAGCACAGCCAAATCGCGCGCGTCGAATCGACCGACCGCCTCACGAATGAACGCCAGGCCATCCAGGGTCTCAGCTTCCCGCGGCTGAACCGCGACCAGGAGGCTGCCCCGCAGGTTGCCCCGGTGAAGGGCTACAAGAGCACGATCTACGTCAAGAGCTACCGCTCGCAGGTCTCCATCGAAGAGACCTTCATGCGCACGGCAGTCTACAAGGAGCCGCTCGACAACGCGCGGGACATGATGCGCTCCACCGTGAGCCTGAAGGATAAGACGGCGATCGACCTAGGCTTTAACAACGGCTTCACGAACAGCCTGTCCACGAACATCACCGAGTTCGATGGCACCGCGCGGGCACCGTTTTCGACCGGCCACTACTACGAGGACGGATCGGGAACCTGGAGCAACTACTACAACGTCGGTGTGCCTCCGAATCCGGAGACGGTCTACCTGATCATCAATCAGTACCTGCGCCGACTGAAGGATTTCGCGAACACGAACTTTGTCAGCTACGGCCCCGAGTTCATCATCGTCACGCCCACGGCCAACCCGACCTACGGCATGGCGGCGGACGAAATCTGCATGAGCGTCGATCGGCCGGACACGGCGAATCGCGCCACGAACGTGCTCAAGGGCGCCAACATTCGCCTGCGCCACGTCGCCCTGAATTGGCTGACCAGCACCACCAAGTGGTTCATCATTGTTCCCACCGGTGAGCAGAGCTACCCGCTGCGCCTCCTGAACCTTGAGGACTACAGCGTTACGCCGCTCGCTGCGGTTGGTCCGATCAATCCGCACGCTTACGTCACGACCTGCCGCACGCAGTTCGGCGTCGGCTGGGACAAGCACTACCGCGGCATGGTCGCAGCAGGAACGTAGCCGATTACGCACATGGGATCAGCAACAACCATTCAAGGCCCCGCATACGGGCGGAAGTGCGACATTCCAACCAGGCTCACGTTTGTAGTTTCGGGAACCACCTCGACGACCGCGACAAAGTTCGCCCGGGTCCAGGCGACCACGGATCGCCCGCTGATCGTCGAAGCGCAGATCTGCGTAAGCACCGCGGACGGCGGCACCACGCCCACCATGAGCGTCGGCGTCGACTCGACCGCCAACCAACTTGTGAACGCGGCGTCTACGGCTACGGCTGCAACTGGCGGAACCTTCCTGCCAGCGAGCAATGCCATCGGGAAATACCGCCTCACCGCGGACGCCGACCTCTACTACAAGCAGGGCGGAACACCAGACGGCGCAGGCATCACCACACTCGTTCTCACCCTCACACCGGTCAACACGAGCACCACGACCGGACTGTAGGTCTTCCTGCCATGTCAGACGTCAGCAAGATTCTCGACACGAGCAACAACTCGACGTCGGCGACGGTCAACGCCCAGTCCATGATGACGCTGTCCGGCTTGCCGCTGGGTAAGTCGGAGACTGGCGAGGTGGCGCTGAAGGTGATCGATGCCGGCTCGTCCGTCGGAACGGCCACGCAGTACGCCAGCACAGTCACCAACGCCACTGGCGATGGGAGCATTCCGCAAGGCGTGCTTGGTTGGAGTGTGACGGCGCTGTCTGGAACTGTGGCGGTTGAGGGTGCGACACTCCCGGTTGGGGCCACGGTCGGCGGCGGCGGATACGACTCGGCCGTCTCCTCAGTAACAATTAACTACACGATCGCCGCAGGGTCAGCGTTGGTCGTCTATGACACACCGGTCATCCCAGCCTGATGAGTGCAGATACAAAATACGCGGCAACGCCAGGCGCGAATTCTAACATCACATCGCTGCTGGGAATCACAGGCACGATTCAGCTACCAGCGGGATCCGCAGGCACGCCTGCGATCAATTTTGGGAATAACGGTGGCGACACAAACACCGGCATTTCCTCACCAGGTGCAGACCAGCTAACTATTGGCACCAGCGGCACCGCCCGTGTAACCGTGAGTAATAGTGGGTTCGCCGTAGGGGCGGCCACTCCTACCGGCAACGGCAACATGCTGGTCAAGGGCACCGCGGCCTATGGGCAGTTGTTCATCGACCCTTCCGCGACGGCGAACGGGTTGACGATCATGGGGGCTGCGTCTAGCGGGTTCATTGTCTCCAATGGCAACTGGGACGGCTCGAATTGGACGGCGCGCTCCACCGGCCCGGCGGCCTTCTTTGGGTGCAACGTGGACGGCGGTATCCGCTTCTACCAGGGGGCGAGCACTACGGCGGGTTCGGCGTTCTCCATTACGCAGGTGTTTGAGATTTTCAACGACAAGACGATCATCCTCACGAACGACTTAGCCGTTGCGAAGACGATCACCGCCGCCGGGACGACCGGAGCGCAGACGATCCACAAGACTTCCGGTAGCGTGAACTTTGCGGCAGGAGCGACATCCCTAGTGGTGACGAACAACAAGGTCACGACCTCCAGTGTCATCACTGCCACCGTGGCGACGAACGACAGCACGATGAAAAGCGTGGCGGCCGTGGCGGCGGCAGGCATTTTCACGCTTCACGCCAATGCGGCTGCGACCGCGGAAACAAGGGTTAATTTCATTGTAACCAACTAGCGACCACCCACTCCCCATGGCCGACCTTACAATCAGCATTCCCGACGGGCAGCAAACAACCGATGCGCTCCTTCACTTCGGAACCGCGCAGGGTTACACCGGCACATTCAACGGCTCACCGGAGACGCGAGCTGCATTCGCGCGCCGAATCATGGCCGCTTGGGTAAAAGCACAAATCCTCGAAGGCGCCGCAACCACCGCCGCCAACTCCGCGCGGGCAGCCGCATTGGCGACCGCTAACGCAATCACCGTCACATAGCGCATGGCACCCGCAAAGAAAGACCCAAACTCCGAACTGATCAACGGCGTCGGGAAATTACTGCTGAAGCACCCGATTGGCTGGGTTGTCATGCTTTTATTGGCATCTGGGAATGAGCGCCTGTGGACGCTTATCGGAGTAGCGGCTCCAGGGCATGAAGCGGTGAAGGAAGTTCGCGCCGACGTTAAGGAGATGAAGCCGCGGCTTGAAACAGTGGAAATCAAAATGAACGCCCTCTTGGTGGAGTTTGAACGACTACGGATGGAGGCGCGGCGAACGGCCGGACAATAGATATGAGCTTCGACGCTGTCGGCGATGTTTGGAGGCTTCCGGATTTCGACAACCACCTGCGCTCGATCGTATCGCCAGGATGGGCGCGAGCGGTTTGCTTGCATCACACCGCGGCGCCGTCACTCGCCCAGCGTCCGGATGGATTGTCCAAGCAGCACATCCGCAACATTCGCGACTTCTACCAGAAGAAAGGATGGCAATCAGGCCCACACTTCTTCATCGACGACACCGAAGGCTGCGTAATGGGGATGACTCCGCTGCACGAAAAGGGTGTCCATGCTTCAACTTTCAATAGTTCCGCGTTCGGCATTGAGGTGCTTGGAGATTACGACCGGGAGGATCCGCTAAGCGGACGCGGGTTGAAATGTTGGGAGAACGCTGCAGCCGCCACGCGTTCGCTCCTGGACTTCCTCGGCCTGCCCGCCACGCCGGCCACGGTGCTTTTCCATCGGGACGACCCGAAGACTACGAAAACCTGCCCGGGCACAAAAGTGAAGAAGGACTGGTTCATCGATCTCGTGAAAGCCGCCTAAAGGTTTTGACGCATTAACAATCAACGTGCTAAAGCAAAACTACCGTGACGACCTACAACGAAATACTCGCCTTCGTTAAGGGGATCGCCCGGATTCCAGACACGACGCAAGACACGAATCTTGGCCTTCTGATCAATGAGTCGAACCGTCGCTTGTGCCGGAAGCTGCAGAGCAGGGGCGCTCCGGCGATGCGATTAACTGCGACATTCGCGGTTGTGGCCGGGACACAGGACTATGACCTGGCTGCTGACTTCGACGTCCTGATCGACAACAGCGTTCGCTACTACACGACAGGCGAGGAGGATTACCAGATTCTGAATATTGTCTCGGGCCCGGATGCTGAACTTTGGGAGTCACTCGAAGAAGCCTCAACCCCGCTGGCCTGCCGGGTGATTGCCGGATCCACTGGCACCCAGCGAAAGCTTCGGATTATGCCGCTCTCACGGGAAAGTGGTAAATCGATCACCTACGCCTACTGGAAGCGCCCAGCGGCCCTAACCGCAGGCAGCACGCTCCCGGTCCCGGAACTCTCGGACGCGATCGCCTGGGACGTGCTCGCATCCACTCCCGACATCTTTCGAGACGCAAACTCGTCCAGCCAGCAGCAGGTGTGGATTTCCAGAGCGCGGTCCTCCTTCAACGAATTACTCGGAACGCTTAACCCGTGACATGGCGCAACGCGAAAGCACACAGGATGGGCAAATCCAGTTCAAGGAACTCGGCGGACTCAATCAACGACCGTCGCCCAGTAATCTCCCGTATCCGGAGTTCGGGCTACTCCATGGGCTCTACCCACCGCGAGACGGATGGATGCAACGGCTGGAGGGAATCGCGCACGTCACTACGGCGTCTGCGGGCGTCCTCAACCTTTACCAAGCCGACGATGGCACCGGTGACCTCATCGTCCAGACCGTCGATGGCAGTGAACTGCGCTACACCCTGGATGAAATCTCCGGGCGAGAATCGCCGACCGTTTCACTCACCCCCGACCCAATCGAGGAGGAAGACAGTATGAGCATGGCGTTGATTGTTCACGAGGAGAACCAGGGAACGGATGGCGGCTCTTTGAATGCGAACGCAGGCAGCGAAGCGGCGAACACATTCTATCGGCAGAAGCTCACTGCGAATCCGGTGAATGAGGATTCTATCGTCACCGTGTTTCGTGACTACCTTGCTGGCGCGAACCCGAACACCTGGGACTTGGCCGCTGGCACCTACCGCGTGGAGGGCGCCATGAGTTTCTGTTTCGACTACGGGTATCGTCAAAGCACCAACGGAACCGTCACAATCACAATCGCAAGCCCGGCGGTTTTCACGATCAACAATCATGGACTGCAGGCCAACGACGCATTCACGCTTTCAACGACCGGGGCGCTTCCGACGGGTCTTTCCGCTGGCACTACGTATTATGTGATAGCGGCGGGTCTCACCACGAACACGTTCCGGGCTTCGGCAACGATTGGAGGGGCCGCGATCAATACCAGCGGGGTGCAGAGTGGTACACATACGCTCACGTCAGCCGTTAAGTCCGCGACTGGAGCAGCCGCGATCTACGATGAAACGAATAGCGTGGTGTTGGCTACATTCACGCCGATCTCAAAAGCCAACAGCTACAGTGCGATCGCCGGGAACCCGACATTCAGCACTGCCATGAATCTGGAGATGGAGGTGTTCGGCGCGTTCACGCTCTCCGGAACTGCGATGATCAGCATTCAGGCGGCGGTTACTTCCTCCGGTGGAATCAACATTGCCGCAAACGGAAACTGCCGTGGTGAAAGCCACACAGCCACCGCGACCACGCTGGGTGGATCCGCGCTAAGGAATCGATACACGAACATCCGGATCATCAAGGAGACGTAGATGAGCGTTGCTATCATTTACACCGATAGGTCGACCACAGGCTCGTGGACTTCTCCGGTGGAATTACACACGCTTGGACAGCTTGCTTGGGATCCGGATCGAATTGTAGTGGAGTTTAATACGGCGTCTTCGGCAAGCAACCCCAACACATTCACGCTCGCGGCTGGGGTCTACCGGGTGGATGGCGTCTACTGTGGGTTCCAGCAGTACGACAATACGGGCACCCTCACGCATTCCTCACCAGTAGCTCTCTACGATCGGACGGTATCGGTGGTTCGCGGATTGTTCCAACCAAAGTATATGCGAACCGTCGTTAGCGGCGCGACATTTAGAGAATTGACCCAAGTCGTTTATAAAATGCGGACCAGATTTGAAATCCGGCAGGGGACTCGGGTATTTGCGCTCAATCAAATCTTCCCGGGGACCACCCCGGCCTCGTTGGCGTTTTATGAGGACGGCAACCATACCGTGACAGCAACTCTTGGCGGATCCGCGCTGCCGAAGCGATACATCCAACTGAAGATAACCAAAACCTCATAATGCCGACAACCGTCACAGCCGCAGGCCAAACGTCTTGGAAGAACAGTTACGCCAGTTCGGCGCAATTAAGGATGACGCTGCGCGTGAATGGGGAGGAGCAGGCGATATTAATGTTCCCGGATGGAACATCCATAAAGGCCGGATTCGACGCGCCAACGAGCGCCCCCACGGTCACTGTTGGCGGGGCCGGGGTGGTCCCAGCGGGAGCGTATCATTATGTCTACGTGTATGCGTCCTCTCGGTATCCTTTTGTGCAATCGTCACAATCGGCAGGTGGAAACGATTGGCCGCGGTCTTCGCCCTCTGATTCCGACACGGCCACCTCGGTTGGAAGCCAGATCAGCGTGCAGTGCAGCACAACGACCCGAAGCGATGTTGATTACATTTTGATTTATCGGACCGCTGCAGGGCTGAGTGTTGCTCAGGCGTTGGCGGAGGCCGAGGCGGGGCGATACTATTACGTGGGAAACGTCGCGAACGATCCCATTTCCCCAACTGCGACTTACGTTGACAACAACGCAGCGGACACCGGGGAGGCTCTGGAACTGGATAATTTTCCGTGCCCAGCGTTCCGATACACAGTCTTTGACGGAACCTACTTTTGGGGGTGGGGGAATATCCCGCTCGTTCTTCCGGTCACGCTCGACGGCACGGATACCATCACCCTCGATGAAGAAGATGGCGAATGGTTCAACGGGCGGGACGGGCAGACTGCTACGCTGTCTGGAGTGACAACGGGGGGCTACGACCAACGCGGAAGTTTTTACTTCAAATGGGTGTCAGCTACCGAGTGTCAGCTTTGCACGGACCCTGAGCTTGAGAACCCGGCGACCGTGCCATTCACGGGCGAAACGGTCATCACGATTGGAGGAGCCGCAACCACTCTTTACCGCAGCAAGGCGCTCAACCCATTCTCTTGGGGGCGAACCACCGAGATCATCAGCGCCGACGGGACGAGTTCCATTTTGGTGCCCGACATGTTTGCTGAGCCAGTGGGCGGAGGCGTTGGCTCCGCTATCGCGCTCATCCCGAACGAGCGAATCCTGAAGCTCGACACCGAGCGGCCGGCGCGAAGCTACGCGCTCGACCTCAACGCTGCCTCGGAAAGCAACTTCATGGAGACCTTGCGCACCCTGGACGAGGCGCAGTCGGTCAGTTCGCATTTCTCGCAGTTTCCCATGCGGCTCCCGAACTCGCAAAGCGTGAGCACGGGGATTAACGCCAAGGCATATCGCATCATCTCCGCGGATTCCTCTTCGCAGGTGCCAATCGGAGACCAGGTGATCCGGACGCTGCGGAACATCCAGAACGATGATGACGCGCCCGAGTTCTTTCACGGTGTCTTCGACTACACCCGGGAACTGAATTGCTGGTGGGTGAAGACCGGCGTCTCGCAGTGGTATTGCGACACGCTGATTTACCAACATGCGCCGACGGGGAAATGGGGCATCAAATACTCCCCCGGCATCTCCGCGTCCTGCACGGTCTACGACTACGAGACCCGCGACTACTACACGTTTGTCGGCGATGAAGCGGGGCGGATCGGGAAGGCATTTGCCGAGGATGTCTTCAAGGACTTTTCTGACCCAAACATCACCGAAACAGGAACGCTTTCCTACTCCGCTGGAGAAGAGGTGACGCTCCGTCTGCCTTCGGCCCTAAACCTCACGGGCATTCCGATCGAGGTCGTCAATGGATTTGCGAAACATATTCTCTTCGAGACTTTCGTTGATCGCGTCTACTACGCGACCGGAACGACATTCAACGCATCCGTCCGCATCTTTGAGAACAGCGATGGAGATTTCGGTTTCGCGACCAATGTCGCAGATGGCACCTACGAAGGCAGTTTCTTCCTGGTCGAGGACTATACGACGCTCCCGTGCACGCTGGTCTATACCACTGGTGATTCCCAGGTCGCCACGCAGCGACGATACGTCAGCACCTACTTTGACACCATCGGGTTTCTGGAGTTTGCGAATAATCTGGTGGTGATGCGAGTTCAGCCGGCCTCGGAGGATGTCACCGCGCGTGGGTTCAATATCGATACCGGCGAGCATGAGCAAATCGCGGGCGGTGATTACACGGTGTGGGTCGGCGCCACACTTTGCACCGCTGGTCGTTACTTCACGGCTTCTTCGCCAGAGAAACCCAAGCGGAATACGGAAATCTGGCTGACGCAACAGAACGGCTCCCCAGTGGCGCGCTACAACTTCGAGTATGGAAGTCTGATCACCGCGGCGGTCACGCTCGCCCAGGATGTCACGAACGGGAACAATAGCTATCGGTGGAAGGCGTTTTCGCCGACTGCGCTGATCATGCCATCGTTCGGCGTCGACATTCACGAGGTGAGTTACGCGGCATACAGTCTCTCCGACTTCACCATCAAACTCGGGAACTCATGAGACGGGGTAAATCGATCTTGAAGAACTTCACCGGCACCCGTGCGGAGAATCTGCCAGCGAAGATCCAGCAGGCGAATGCGGACCTTGAGTCGCAACTCAACCGCGGCACCATGGTGCAGGGGATCACGGGAAGTACACTTCCTGGCGGGAAGGGCGGGGATGCGACAGTGCGTCTTGGTCCAAAGTATTTCCTAGAAGTGGCTTCCTATGACGACCATGGCAACCGGCGTGCAGCCACGATCCCGATGCATATGGCGGATTCTGTTGTAACGATCGCGGATGTGCCAACTGGAGGGGGCGCCAACGCGGCGTCAAATGCGGCTGCGATCAACAGTATTCTCGCGCTGCTCCGGAACATTCACCTCGTCCAAAGCTAGACATAACAATTAACACAGGTTAAATACCAACATGGCGATTCCATCCTGGCTCTCTAAATCTCCGCTGATGGCCGAGCTTGCCTCGGAATACGCCGGACTCGACAAGGCATTCGATACTTCGGGCATCGAAAGCTCGTTCGGCAACGCGAATGCTTTCATGCTGAACGACGCCCGGGCGCGCTCTGGCGCGATGGCTGCGGCGGCGCAGAATCGGGCGCGCCGATCCGGTGGGCAGGTGGCTGCCTCGTTTGCCGCGGGTCAGGCGATGCTGCCGGCGTATCGGCAGCAGGCGGAATCGCTGGCGAACCTCGCGCAACTGAAACTTCAGGCGTCGGGGAACCGCGCGCAACTCGGCGCATCCATCGCTGGCGAGATGGCAGGCCGTCGTCAAACCCAGCAGGGCATGCTGGCTGATTGGCAGAACGCCGCGCTCAACCGGGCGCAGCAGGGGCAACAGTTCAACGCGCAACTTCAACAGCAGGGGAGCCAGTTCGACCGAAACCTTTCTCAGCAGGGGTCGCAGTTTGACCGCAGCCTGCTCCAGAACTCCAGCCAGTTCGGGCAAACGCTGGCGTTCAATAAGCAGAACCAGGCGCACAATAACCAACTGCAGGCGCTCCAGCTCGCAATGCAGATGCCGCAAAAGTCCTACTCCTGGACAGCGGACAACCGCGGAAACCTCTTGAGCGGGGCGCCGCAGTATCATGCCGCGCAGCAGCAGAACATGCGCAACAGCGCGATCCAGAACCGCCTCCTCAACCTCCTATGATCGAAGACCTTTACAATTCCGAAGGGCGGGTGACTGGTCGGTTTGCCGACATTGGCGCCCCAAGTCCTTATGCGGCCGCCCGTCAACAGATGATGCAGGCGCAGATCGCCGATTGGAACCGCCAGTCTGCAATGCAGCCACTTCAGCGCGAGGAACAGGAGCCCGATTATCGCCGGGCGGCCGTTCAGTCGATGATGCAGCAATACCAGCAGAAGGCGCCGAGCTTCGCCATGGCCGGCAACGAAGTCCTCGATAACGGCTCTTGGCGTCCGCTGCGCGAGGGAGAGAACCCGAATGTCCTGCGGGACGCCGCACAGCAGGCAACGCAGAACATGTATCTCAATCGCCTAAAGGGCAATCTTGCCGCTGGCACGAAGGAGCGGAAGCTTTTGGCTGACCGGAGATTTCAGCAGTTGACTGAAGATGATCAGCGCGAGCTCTACCGGCACATCTACGGCGTCGACCTCGACGAAGACCTTTTTGCGGATCAACTGGGCGGGAACATGACTGTGGCGGATGTGCGGCTGCGTCGGCAGATGCCGGAACTCTCGAAACAGGCCGCGCAGCAGCTTGCCGGAGTAGAGGCGAGCCATGGATTTAATCCGATCTTCGCGGCCAGCGATTTCAATGCTGATCGAAAATCGGGCTATGACCCGGTCGCTCAAGTGGTGCATATCCCGGGCGCCACGCGAGTGAATCCCACCACTGGCATGCCAATCCAGCAGCCAGCGCAACAGATTCCATTGCCGGCGGAAGCTCGCAACCGTATGCGCGATCTCATGGCTCTACAGTGGGGCTTTAGAACGCATGACGACATGGAGCGCCAACGCATGGCGAGGCAAGCCGCGATGCAGATGAGCATGCAGCGTGGCGCTGGAGAAGCCGCGCAAACTGCGTTGGGTGCCACGCAGTTTGCGCTTGGAGGAAATCCCCAAGGCTACGAGCCAACGCCAGATTACGCCGAATGGCAGGCGCTTGAGAAGCGGGCCGCGCTCGGACTATGACGCTCGAAGAGAGAATACGATTGGCGGAACTTCGGCATAAGTTCACCACGCCGAAGGCACCCAGCGCAGAGCCTACTGAAAACATTTCTGGAGGGCTGCGACTACTTCGCCAGGGTGGCAATTTACCAGCTCGCATACTGGGGGTTGCTGCGGACACTCTCGCATCGCTTCCAGAGCGAGGGCTTTCTCTGCTTGGCGTTGAATCTGGAAATACTTCGCCAAGCGATTACACGACTTTTGAGGTAGGCGCTCCAACGACCGGCGGAGACGTTGCTACTGATATTCTCCTAGAAGGTATCGCACCGGAAATCCCAACTCTCCTGGGCGGCGGTGGATTACTTCGAGGTGGCGCAAGACTCGCAGGCCTAGGAGCGCGAGGCGCAACGGTCGCGGGTGATACTGCGCTTGGTGCCATGTCCGGTGCCCGTTATTCTGGAGGGGAGTCTGTCGCCCAGGCTGCCGAGTTCGGGGCTCTCGGTGCGGTTGGTCAAATGGCAGCCCCACTGCGGCCATTTATGCGCGGTGCAGCCAACGTCGCTGCGGGTGCCTCCATCGCCACCGCTGGCCAAGCAGCCCGCGGACGCGACCTCACGTCGAAGGAGGCATTGACGCAAATCGGCGTGATGAGCGCACTCCCAGCCGCGCAGGAAGTGCTTGGCGTCACAGGGCGCAAGCTACTCCGCAGAAAAGAGCCAGCTCAGGCTATTCAGCAGGAAGCCACTAAGATTCCAGAGAATTGGCGAGTAATCGATTCCGTCGATAACGGAGACGGGACGTTCACCACCACGATCGAGACTCCCTCTGGCCTAGCTGAGCTCAAGGGAGAGGTCCAGTATCCTGTCACTGGCGCTTCTCCGACGGCTGCTCCGCAACCCGGCGTGGTCGATCCCGAGGTGGCCTTCTCAAGCTTTGCGCCGCCGTCTCCACGTAGATTCCGAATGGAGTCAGTGACTCCGGATAACACTGCTACGATTCCTGCCGCCGAGGGGGATGTTTTTGAGGGGCTGAGTGGATATGTGCCGGGCTGGAATCCACCGCGGCGCTTGCTCGATTCTTCCGTCGCCACCAAGCGTCTCCTATCGCCTGCGGAATCCATATCACCAAACGCCACAGTCCCCACAGCACAAGGATTGGTAACGCCAGCAGGGCAAGTGCCTGATTCGATCGCTCTCTCACCCGAAACATCGATACAGCCTCGCAAACTTCGACCGCTTCGTAAATCGGAAGCTGGCGCTGCGTCGACAGTGCCCGTGCAGTATCTTGGCTCAACGCTCGCCGGGGCAGGGATTGGAGGAGTTTCAGACGATGATAACCCGGCCCGTGGCGCGCTCCTTGGCGCAGCCATCGGCGCGGGCACACTAAAAGGAGGTAGATCGTTGATGAGACTCGCCCCGAAGGCTGAAGAGGCGGCGCGTGCGCAAATGATTGGGGATAGAACGCCGCTTGGTGGGATGGTCCGCTTTCTCGAAAAGAACGCGAAGCTTGGTCGCGATACCCGGCTCGACACCATTCTGGAGCAGTCGCGCGGCACGGTCGAAACACTGACTTCCGACACAGCGGCAGCACTCAAAAGCGCCGCAGCCGATGTAGCTTCTCTCGACCCAATCAAGCGGTCGTTCGTGGATGCCTACCTTAAGTCCGATCGTAGCCCCGGCGCGGAACTCATGTTGCGCGCATCCCCGCTGCCGGAGAACGTCAAAGACGCGCTCGTGAAGGCGAGCGGGATCAAGAGCGAACTGCAGAAGGTTGTCGCGTCTGGGGAGCGGGATCCGGAGAAGATCAAGCTGATCAACGACAGTCTCGGTCTCTGGCAAACGCAGCAATATCGCGCTTACGTTCAGCCCGAGAAGTGGCGACCAGACCGCAAGCTGCTGGATCGCGTTGTTCAGGAGCGCATGGGCGGCCGCATCATGGCCAATTCAGACGAAGCCCTTGTGCGCAAGGATGCGGAAGATTGGCTGAAAGAAGTCGCGGCTTTCGATGGCGATTTTTCGCGCATGGCGAACGAAGGAAAGTCGCGCATCTCGCAATCCCTCTACAAGGAGCGGAAGCTTCTATCTCCAGCAGTGAAGAAGATTCTTGGCGAGATCGAGGATCCATTCGAGCGCGAGATTCTATCCGTGGCGAAACTGGCGAAGTCTGCCGTCACCGCGAAAGCGATTGGCGACATTATGAAGCTGCCCGACAGCAAGGGAGCGCGCTTCGCAATGACTGAGGCAGAGTGGAAGGCCGCAGTAGACGCGGCGGAAGCGGCGGCCGACACCGTGAAGCTCAGGGAACTCCAGGGCTACACTAGAGCGCCGTCCGGCCCGGGCGTAGGCGGCCTTGGTGAAGTCGCAGGGATCAAGGACGGGCAACCGATGTTCGTGCAACGACAGGTTCTCGATGCGCTTCGCGCTGGCCCGGGTCACGCCGGAATCGATTGGGAGGATGGCATCCTTGGAACGATGGCGAAACTCAATCGGATGCCGAAGGCGTCGATGACGCTATACAATCCGGGTTCTTGGTTGAGAAACTACGCGCAGACCGCGCTTCAGGCCGTCAGTGCTGGAGTGGACCCGGTTTCTCTGGTGAAGAATTACCGGAAGCTGAAAGCGAGCCCCGCATGGATGCGAATGGCTCGGGAAGATGGTATCCTCGATGCACATTTCGGGGCAGGGGAGTTTCGGCGCCAAGCCGACAACTTCGACCAGTTGCTCAAGCCGTGGTGGCGGCGCGTTCCGGGTGCAATCCACGACAAGGTGAAAGCTGGTTACGGCAAGCCGGACCAATACGTTCGCGGAGCTACGTACGTGAAGTTCCTTGAGGAAGGTCTCGCCAAGAAAATGCCGATGCCGGAAGCGCGGCGATACGCGATCGAGGCGACAAACCGGTACACGATGAATTACAGCAACGTGGCGCAGCTCGTTGGCGTGGCTCGTAATATTCCGCTCTTCTCTCCATTCCTGACGTACTCCGCGGAGCTTACGCGGATCATCAAAAACCTCGCCCAGGATGTGGTGACGAACGAGAACGGGCGTCGGATTCCATCGACTGTCGCGTTGCTTTCTCTGTTCGGTCTCGGTGGTGTGATCAAGAGCGCCACTGCGGAGGTGAACTTGGATGAAGAGGGTCGAAAGGCGCTGAACGAAATCCTAGAGCTGCTTCCACCGCAGCTGCGCGCGAGGATTAATTCTCCAGTGGACTATGACAAAGAGACGGGGCGTATGCGGCTCCGAAATCTTGCGCCGTGGCTTCCGGCTGGCGACTTCACGGTGTTCGCCAAAAACCTACTATCTGGCGATTTTGAGGCGGCTGCTGACCGCAACCCCGTTGCATCAATGCAGAGCTCGCCGGCGCTTAACATGATCTCTGAGCTTGTGCAGGGGCGCGATACCTACAGCGGTCGCGAGAACACCGGCCTCGACCGATACACGCGTCCAATCCTAAAACAAGCACTGCCGAATTGGTTCCCTGGCATTCCTGGCGTTGTCGGACCGAACTACCGCGGACAACAGCTTATTGACGCATTCACTCCGAACGAAGATGGGTCGCTTGGCATCACAAACCCGAGCACTGGGCGCCGCGAAACACCAGGGACTGCAATCCGCGGTCTTTTGGGCGACTCGGTCATGGAGGTATCGAAAAAGAGCCTTATTCGTAGGGCGCTGGGAGAAAATGAGAGGGAGTTTTCCGAGGCGCGAAGAATTCTGCGCCGCGTCACAAACACCGACGCTGCTCCGTCGGTAAAGGAACGGGCTGTCGAGCAATACCAAGCTACGGCACGCAGACTTCTGCAGCGTCGGGAAGAGATCGCGGCAAAGGCTGATCAGTGACCGTATCTCCCCTGGAGATACAGGTTTTCCTCAAGTTTTTCTTTTTGGCGCGGAGTTAAGTTTTGCCGCGGGACATCGCAGAAGGTGAATCCCGCAATAACAGCAATCACGGCAGCGACAGTGCCGCAGAAGTGGAGTGTATCTGTCGTGATCCAGCGCTGAAGATCTCGGAGGAATCGGCGCACTCCCGCCCCCATAGCGCGCGCCGGCGCCGAGTCAATCCGCTTGAATACCGGCCCGCGTGTGCTACTCCGCAGCCATGCGCCCCCGCATTCCTCCCGCTCAGGCTTTGGCCTGGTTGCAACAGTTCCAATCCGGACAGACCGCCATGGCGATCGCTCGGGCGGATGGGAGGGCGAGATCAACCGTGCTGAGGCACCTTGGGGCGTTCGGCCTGAAACTTCGCCCAGGAGCGCCTTCAATGGTTGAACGTGCGCCAGAGTGGAAGCGGCGTTACGAGTCCGGCGAGAGTGTTCGGAGTATCGGCGCCTCCTGCGGCGTTCACTGGCACACGGTGCTCCGGCAGATCAAAGCGGCCGGGGCGAAGATTCGCGGGTTGCGAATTCGAGGCCACTACCTCACACATCCCCCAGCCGATTACTCACGACGCGAGGTGGAATGCTCTGGGTGATGTTGCCGTCGGCATCGTAAATCACAATTTCGGTCTCCTTCAGGCAGTCGTTGGCGTAGCTGAGTGCCTGCTCGAACGAGAGATACCAGAGATTCAGCGTGCCGCACTCGACGCTGTAGCCGTCTTTCTTCGGACGCGGGCGGATGGTGCAGATGTCGGGCATATTTAGGATTCGAGCCGGAACTCTTCCGAAGCCGCAGGTTCTAGCAAGTCCGGCGAATCAACCTTCGCGCTATTCAGTCTGGTCGATACCGCCCGCTCTTTCATCCGGTCAGCCGGGTAAGGTGTCAGGAAGGAGGTCAACGTTTCGGGCGGCGTGCTTCCATCGAGCCACGCGGCCTCACGTTCCGGTGTCAGGATGACCGGCATGCGATTGTGGACCGTGGCGACCATCTCGTTCGGCGTGGTCGTGATGAGTGAGAGCGTCGGCACTTTTGCCCCATCGGTTGTTGTCATCGGCTCCCAAATGCCCGCGAACGCAAAGAGTCCATCGTCCTTCAGCGTGAAATGATGCGGCACCTTGCCCATCGGCGTTGTCGCCCATTCGTAGAATCCATCCGCCGGCACGAGGCACCTGCGCGACTTGAACGCATCCCGAAAGGCTCCGTTGGTCGCCACGGTCTCAGCACGAGCGTTGATGAGCGGCTTGGATCCTGGCTTCGCCCAGAACGGGACGAGACCCCACCTGGCTGGCGTCAGCTTCCTGCGGCCATCCTCCTGCAGCACGACCGGCACCTGTTGCGTCGGCGCGACGTTGAACCGCGGGACCAGGCGGATGTGCGAGAACTCGTCGAAATCGATTTGAAACCGCCCTTGCAGCAGTTCCTTCAGCTTTTCCTTCTTCGCGAGCGTGTAGCGTCCGCACATGCTAGCGGACCATCACTGCTCCGTGCGGTCCGCGCAAGTGATTGACACGGTCTGGTCGCCCTTGAATCTCCCGGGATGGACGCAACCCTTCAATCGCGCTGCATCGAAGCCGGGTGGCTCGACGAGAGCTCGCAAACGTCAGGGGTGCTGGCGTGGACCGAGGACGGTGCTGGGGCGATGGAGGCACTCTGGAACATGATGGAAGAGCTTGGCGGCCAGGGGAAGGGGGTCGATGAGCAGACGTGGCTGGCGCTGCGGAAGGTTGTTATCGAGCGGTATGGGTGACGGGGCGAGGGGTTAGTCGTTGGCTCCGTCGATCTCCTCTTGCGTGATCGGGCGGCCGGTTGCCTTGACAATCGGAAACGACGTCTCTTCAGCGCAGATGCCGACCTGATACTTGCTCATGTCGATAGGCTCAGCCTTACGCTCTCCCTCTGCGATGATCCGGCTCTGATGGGTGCCGTCATCGTCCGCGTGCGTGTCGATGATCTGGAACCAGTCAGCCTTCGCCTCTGGTGCGTGCAGTGGCATTTTCACCAACCACTCGGCGTATTCAATCGCTTCGGCCCGGTCGTCTAGTTCACACCAAAAAGAGCGCCAGCCGCGAGCGTGGTCCGAGTTTCCAGCGAGGATGATGTAGCGTTTCATTGTGGAACAATCGGTCAGTCTCTACGCTGCGTTCTTATTTGCGTTTGCGGCGGAAGCGTTTTTGAACACTCGTGTAAGAATGGAACCGGTGCTGATCTTCTTGAATAAAGGAAGCAACCCGGCCTTCTCTTCTGCACGGTGCTTGCGCAGATAATCAGCAGCGCGCTCAAGAGTTTCTATTGAGTCTCTCCATTTGCCTAGATTGGAATTGCAGGTGGCGCAAAGAAGCCCACGAAATACCCCTGTTTTATGGCAGTGATCGACATAAAGACGTTGTTTGCCGGGAGGGCGGTTGCAGATCGCACAGGTTCCGCCCTGTTGCGCGAGCAGGATGTTATATCCTCCTTCGATCTTACGTCGGCGTTCAGCTTCGTTTCGGATAATCGATTCCGGCGTCCGGTTGGAGTGCCTCGAATACGTCTTCTCCCGGCAACTCTTGCAATATGGCCGCACGCCAAATCGGCCCGATTGGGATTTATCGAATGATGAAAGGGGCTTCGTGTGTCCGCAGTATTTGCAGAACTTTTCTTTAGCTACTGGCGCCATGCGTAGGAATTACGTTCCGTCCGCAGTAGCAGATGCGAACCCCGCCGTTCTACACCGTCGTCAAACCTGGTCAAGATTTTCTTTGCAGCCGGGCCATGTCGGCTTTGAGAACCGTGACCGTAACATTCGTTCCACGGACGCGCTCGGTGTATTTCACGGAGCCGGCGGCGAGAAGCCGGAGAAAGGAGAGGTAGGCGGCTGCGTCGGTCTCGTCGTCGAGGTTGAAGCGGCGGAAGGCGTGCGTCGGTTTCTTTCGCTCCCGGCGCTTGCGGTCGCTCTCGATCTCCTTGGCCCGCACCTCAGGGCGCGTCCGTTGGGCTTGTTTCGCCGCTGTCCTCGCCGCGATGAACGCCGGGTCGTTCCTCCGGCGCTCGTAGTAGGCCTTCAGATACGCCTTCTGCTTTTCGGGTGAGTAGGGCATGGGTCTGCGCCGCCTAGAACTTCACCTTTTGCGCCGAGGCTTTGGAGTGCTCAAGCCGCTGTTGGTTGTACGTCTTCATCAGGAGCGCACCGCCGTCTTTGTGGTTCAACCATCCCGCAACGGTCGGCACGTCAACGCCGGCCTCGATCGCGAACGTCGCAAACATGCTCCGAAGCGAATGATGGGTGAGACGCGGACAGCCGACAATCCGGCAGGCACGGTCCAAGGCCTTCTGCGCCTCGGCAACGCGGAAGACACGATCGTTGGGCGTAGAGTTCGGATACTCGGCTTTCATGCGCTGGAACAAGGCGAGTGCCTTTGGGTTCAGCGGAACGCGAGCGGTCTCCCGGTTCTTCGTCCCGTGCTCAGGATCCCCGACAATCTCAAGCATGCCTTCCTTCAGGTCGATATCGCGCCAGTGGAGAAACCACGCCTCGCGCTTCCTCAGCCCGACATACGCAAGTCCTTCGACGAAGTCGGCAGCAGCCACGGAAAAGCGTCCGCCGGCCGTGCGAATCGTTTTGACCACCTGCGCGAACTCTTCCCGTGTCGGCAGCTTCCGCTTTGTTTTTGGCACCTTCTTGTAGCTCAGCGATGCGCTTGGGTCGGAGAGGATCACACCAGCGGCGATTCCTTCGCGCAGGATCGCACGGAGCACACCAAGTGCGCCGTTCAGGCGAGTGGCGCCGATCTTCTTGCTCGCGGCGTTCGCCCACGCGCGGCAGTCGGCCGCTGAGATGCGCTTGAGGGGTTGCTCCAGACCGCCCGGCCAATCGCGGAGGATGGTGGCGATCATCTCGTTCTGATAACGGAGCGTGGACGGCTTCAGGGGAACGTCGCGCACGCTATTGTCGAGGCGACTTGTTTTGAAACGCTCGAGCGCCTGGCCAAAGGTCATGTTGCCCGCGGCGGCTTCCTTGGTCGCACGCCGCCCCTGGCGCGCAGTCTTTCGGTTCTCGGCGTGCTTCACCTCCGCCACGGACTGCATCTGCGTTTCGCACGGCACCCAATTCTCTTTTCCGTTGAGGTAGGTTCGGCTAAAGAACCACCCGGATCGATGCTGATACAGTCCCGCGATACGAGTTTTGCGCCAAGTCTTCGCCGACTTGACGGCACTTGCGTCGTTTTTCGCCTTGGCCATGCGGGCACCGTGAACAGAGACCGTGAACAGCGCAAGAAAATGTGTGATTTGTCTCCGTAGCTCAGTTGGATAGAGCACCGGTTTCCTAAATCGAAAATGGCATCCGGCGTGGGCCTGCATGGACTGCGGAAACCCTGTATCCATGCGGGTTTGCGGGCCGTTCGAGTCCATAGTCGGGATGGCCGTTGTTCACGGCTTTGCACCGAATTTTGGACCAAACCGTGAACAAACACCGTGAACAGAATTCGCTGCAGATGGCGATCACCGCGGGTATTTCCCTACGTAGAAAACGGCTCACGATAACGAAAACTTTCCGTGATGCGCGCGTGTTACTTGCTGCAAGCCCCAAGGGTCCGCATGAAAAATCCGCACTCCCCATCCTCCCCGAAAGTTATTCACAATACCCCCGCGCGCAGTGGTGTCAGCCGGTTCCCGAAGGTGCAACGCGCGCAGTCGCGAGGTCCGGCGCGAATTGGCACATTGGACGAAATGAAAACCTCGAACGACAACACGATTCAGATCCCAGCCGAGTTCGTTAAGTTTGCAGCCGAGTTCTCCTGCGATCCCCGGGCACTCGCTGCGCGCCTACTTTTGCAAACCGCACGTAGGAAGCTGTCCGAACTCAGACTCGCAAGGATTCCCCTGGGGGAATGTCCCAACCAGCCTCCTTTAGATCCTTCCGTATCAAGGACTCGACGTATCGTGCGAAAGTAAGTCCCAGCCGATTCGCTCTTACTTCGCCTTGCTCTCGTGAGAATTGAGAGATCGTTAGGTTTTTGGCCTTACGGTGACGGTTCACGGTTTTCTTTTCGCTCATAGCGCACCCACCGTGTGCGCACACTACCGGAAGAGAAAATGAAAAATCGCAGCGTGCGCACAATTTTGTTGCAATGTGCGCACATTGCGCGCACATTGCGAAAACAAACGGCATGAGCGACAAGAAACCAAACCGCACGAAGGAGCCGACGAACATCGGTATTGAACCGGACCTAAAACAACCGGCCTCGCGCTACTTCGCTGCGACGAGGCACGGGAACCTCACCGGATTCGTGAATGCAGCACTCCGCCGAGAATACGCTCGCGGACAGGAGAAACTGAAGAAGCTGGGCCTGCCGGTTCCGGAATCAGCCAAGAGGTAGTCAGGCCCAACACACCCCACGCACTGCTTATGCAAACAATCCAATCACCCGAAGCCGCAACGACCGCGCACCCGCAGCTCACTAGGGTCGCCTACACCATGGCCGAGTTCGGCGCGATGTTCGGCAAATCTGAAACCTGGGCATACCGGCAGAAATACGCCGGAAAAATCGCAGTCATCCAGGGACTCGGCCACGACCTCATTCCGCGTTCCGAGATTGAGCGCCTTCTAGGCGCTGGGACCAACGAGCCGAAGAAGCATAGCCGTCGGGGACTCAAGCCGAAACAGCAAGCCTGATCCAAATGTCCGACCAGTCCGCCATAACCCTCGCTGAGTCGAAGCGCCTTGTGGAGCTTGAAGAAGTCATTGAACGGGGCATCGGCACCTTCAAGGAGGTTGGCGAGGCCCTGGCGGAGATTCGAGACCAGCGTCTATATAAATCCGGATATAAGACTTTCGAGGACTACTGCCGAGAGGAGTGGCAGATGAGCAAGCGGCACTGCGATCGGCTCATTAGCTCCGCCGAGATCGCTGCCAATTTGGGACCAACTGGTCCCAAAACAGAGTCGCAGGCACGTCCCTTAGCAAAGCTAAGCGCCGCTGAAGATAAGCAAGAAGCCTGGCAAGCCGCAGTTGAATCGGCACCCGACGGAAAGCCAACTGCAAAGCATGTAGAGGCTGCGGTTGAAAAGGTGAAGGCGCGCACGGAGCCGCCAGCGGAACGCATCCAGTTTCGGCCATCCAACGGCCTTCAATACGCCGCAATGGCGATCAACAACCTAGAAAAGATAGCACCCAACGACGAACAACTAACCGCTGCCCTCGATAAGGTGCAGCGATACCTGGAAACCCGACGCAAATGAACAAGGTCCAATCCACCACCAACTATTCTCGCTTCAAGCTCATGGAGGGCAACCGAAGCGTGAATCCCGAGCGCGTTAAGAAACTCGTGAAGAGCATTCAGCGCAAAAACATGCTCGCCCAATACCCGATTGTCGTGTCGAAGAACTGCGACGGGCGCTTTTATATAGTGGACGGGCAGGGGCGCTATCACGCCGCCATGGCGCTCGGTCTTCCGATCCACTTCGTGGAGGCGAAGAACATCACGATCGAGGACGTGGCGATCACCAATAGCGCCCAGCGGAAGTGGACGCCGAAGGACTACATCGATTCCTTTGCCTCCCTCGGCAACAAGGAATACGTTACGCTGTCGGAGTTCATTAAAGAGTTCGGATTCCCGCCGACTACCGCAGCCAGCCTTCTAAGCGGCGCTCTCTGGTCAAACGGTGGCGGAGAAAGCATTGGGGTGACTGACGGAACCTTCACCGTGAAGGATGAGGCATTTGCCCGCCGAGTGGCGTCTGCGCTCACCTCCCTCCACTCATTTCCACAATACAAGGAACGCTGCTTCGTAATTGCGATCGCTCGGCTGATGCAGTCCCGCAAATTCAGTTTCTCGCGATTCGTGTCCAAGCTGGAGCACCAGCAAACACGGCTCGTGAAGTGCGCGACATGGATTCAGTACGTCGAGGTTATCGAGGGAATCTACAACTGGAAGGCCCGCGCCGACGACATGGTCTCGTTGGTGATCGAGGTCAAAAAGCTCCTCACTCGATAGGGCACTCCCCAACCCACCCGCTAACATGACCCGAACCCGAGCGAAAGAACTGCTGCCGATTATACAGGCTTACGCTGACGGCGGAACGATTGAGTGGCGGGATTCCGCCGGTCGATGGAGGTCGATGAATAGCCCAAGCTTTGATGACGCCACTGGATCCTACCGAATCGCGCCGAAGCCGGTGACGCGGGCGTGGTCGAAGCCGGAGGATGTGCCGGCAAGCTGCTGGTTGCGTGATTTCAAGGAACCAAGTTTGCAGGTCCTCGTCGTGGCGGTTCACGAGCAAGGCGTCCAATGCTTTGACTTCAACACAGAGCGACTCGAAACCACATCGTGGATTGAGCTGCGCGACAAAGAACACTCCACCGACCGAGTCACCTGGCACCCCTGCACCGTCACGGAGGAGGCGCGATGAGCGGTGCGATTCTTATCATTGTAAGTGTCCTGCTGCTACTTGGCTTCGGGATCGGCGGACCGAGTTGCGAAGCCGGTAAACGGCAAGCTCGTCAGGAGTCCGAACGCGTCGCCGTCGAGACTGGCCACGCCGAATATTACCTGAACGAGAAGCACGAGCGGGCCTTCCGCTGGAAGCCGCTGGACGGAGGTGCCAAGTGAGCGCCCCCGCCTACAACGCCGACTACTTCATCCGGAAGTTTGAGGCGATTCCGGAGGATAGGTGGACGACCGGAGTGCTTCATTCCGCATCCGATCGCCGATGTGCATTAGGCCACTGCGTGGACGAATCGTCATCGTTTGACGGACCGGTGTATGCGGCCCTCCTGAATCTTTCTTGGCGCGCCTGCGAAACGAGCCGGCTCCCCACCATCATTTCAGTGAATGACGGCTACTCTGTGCGATACCAGCAGCCCACCCCTCGCGCCCGAGTCCTCGCCTGGCTCCGAGACGCCAAGGAGGCCGGACTATGATTCGGCATATCCGTGTTGGGGCTGAGCGCGTGGCGAAGATTTCAATAAATGCGAGCGGAGGCGGGGAAAGCAGACCCGCAGGCGAGCAGAAATGCGATGACCCTTCACTCCTCATTCCGAAACCGCGCACGTCTGGACTCCAGAGGGCAGTAATGCCCAGCAATGCGCCGTATTCGGTCACAGAGCCACGCCGGAGTAGCGCCCGGCCCGCTCGCACCCATTTCTAACTCTATGTTTAGCTACCTCGCATCCCTGCTCGGCTTCCGCCGAAATAAACGCATCACGATGGAGCGCACCGAGCCTTATCCGGCCCTCAAGCGCAATCCTCCGGCCGCTCGCTATGACCGCACTCGCCGCGATGACTCTTCATCTGGCGCTGTTGGTTCAAACGACTGCTGGATGAGCAACCCGCTTCATCCTGCCAATCCGCTGAACCCGATGTATCACTCGCACACGTCTTATTCCGAGCCTGCATCGCAGCCGACTCCAGATCCAACGCCCTCTGCTCCTTCGGGCGACAGCTATTCGTGCTCAAGCCCATATTCGGACAGCGGCAGCAGTTCCAGTGACTCCGGCTCAAGCTCTGACTCCGGATCATCCGGCGACAGCGGCGGATGCTGCGGAGGTGGAGGAGACTAACTTTCAGGCATGGGTTGCACCGACCGGGGAGGGTCACGGACCCGGCGGTGCGCCCTGTGAAAAGCAAACTCAGAACCCACGAATCAAATGACCACGCAAGCAGCTCTAGACGCCCTGGCGGCAGCCAACCCGGCTTACAGCTACGCGGTTCACATCGAAGACCGCGCGACATCGCAAGCTCGATACGGACTCCCGCCTATTATGACGCACTCCGTGACTATCTTTTGCCATGGGATTCTCAAGGGCAAGCCAGCCATGACGACGGGCCGCACGATCGAGGAAGCCGTCGAGAACATGCTCGCGGCGCTTGAGCAGAAGGCCGCGCTGCTAATCGCATGAAGACCGCAATCACCGGCTACCGACTCATCAACCGGCAAGTGGTCCGCGGAGTCTTCATCCACCGCGTGTTCTTCAGCCACAACTAGTTTCAGTCAGCACCTTTATCATGCCAAACCTCAATTGCGTAATGCTCATCGGAAACTGCACCCGAGAGCCGGAAATCAAATACATCCCAAGCGGAAAGGCGGTCTGCCAGTTCGGTCTCGCCATCAACCACAGCTACAAGACCGAAGCCGGCGAGAAGCGCGAAGAGGTCACCTTCGTGGACATCGAGGCATGGGGCCGACTCGCCGAGATCATCGGCGAATATGTGAAGAAGGGAAAGCCGGTCTTTATCGAGGGGCGGCTGAAGCTGGAAACCTGGGACGACAAACAATCCGGAGCCAAGCGGTCGAAGATGAAGGTTGTCGCCGACTCCATGCAGCTTCTTGGCGGGAGGGATGACCGGCCGTCGTCGCCGCAACAGCCGAAGCCGCAGCCGAAAGCCCCCCCGCGACCGCAAGCAGACCCCGACCTCGACGCCGCGCCGGACGATATTCCGTTCTGATCTATGACTACCGAACATCAACTTACGACAACCGACGCGCCGCCAAGCACGGCGCAGCTTATTGCGACCGTTCTCCAATCAGGCTCGCCAAAAGAAAATATCGAGGTCCTGGAACGGCTTTGTGCTTTGAAGGAGCGCGAGGAAGAGCGCGCAGCGGAACGTGACTTTAACATCGCGTTCGCTCGCGTCCAAACCGAGACGCCGAAGATCGTCGCGAGCAAGGCGGTTCCGGATAAGCACGGGAACGTCAAATACAGTTACGCACCATACGAGGAGATCATGCGCAAGGTGCAGCCGCTCCTCGCGACGAACGGATTTGCTGTCTCGTTCGATACCGACTTCAAGGACGGGCGAGTGCACGTGATTTGCACGCTGTCGCACATTAGCGGACATAGCCGGTCGAATAAGTTTTCCTGTCGTCCAGGCGGCGGCCCTCCAGGGGCGTCTGAGGCCCAAGGCGACGGTGCTGCGACTACCTACGCAAAGCGGTTCGCCCTCTGCGGCGCGCTGAATATCGTTATCGAGCAAGACTCAGACGGGCGCGACGGGGACGCAGAGCAGGCCATCACAAAGGAGCAAGCCGCCGACTTGCGGCTCCGCTGCGAGAACATGGTGCCCCCAATCGATATGGCGAAGTTCTGCCGGTGGCTGGGCGTGAATGGCTTCGATGAGATCCCGGCGAGCAAATACGCCATGGCCGACGCGAAACTGAAGGAACGGGAGGCTAAGGCGCGTGCCTAAGATCTACACCGAGGACGAAGCCGAGCAGGGCTCGAGCGAATGGATGCGGCTTCACCTTGGCCGGCCAACCGCAAGTGGGTTCGCTGACTTCATGACGAACAGCTTCGAGCCGCGCTCGGGTGAGATGCCGAAGACCTACCTTGCGAAGAAGCTCGCCGAGGTGACGTGGGGACCGCTCCCGGGCTTCACTAGCCGCGCCACGGAACAGGGCATCGTGATGGAGGAAGAGGCCATCCCGTTCTTCGAGCTGGAGTTCGACCTAGAGACCCATCGAGTCGGCTTCGTGGTCGGTGACGATGGCCGCTGCGGATGCTCTCCTGACGCGTTGATTGGTGAGGACTCCGGACTGGAAATCAAGTGTCCGAATCCGGAGACGCACATCAAGTATCTACTGAGCGGCGTTCTGCCAGCGGACTATTGGTGCCAGGTTCACGGAAGCCTCTACGTCACCGGCCGCGCGGAGTGGCATTTCATGTCCTACTGCCGGAATCTCCCACCGTTCCACATCGTCATCAAGAGGGATGAGCAATGGATGGAGAAGATCGGGCACTGCCTCACGAAGTTCTACCGCGATTTCGACGCCGCGCTCGAGCGGATCAAGCCCAGCCAACTCGCCGCCTAACCATGCAAACCATCCTCAGAAACTCACACTCGCAACCGAGCCCGCTGGAGAGATACCGGCGGAAGCTGGCGGCGCAGGTTGAAGCGCAGGCCAGCGAATCGGACATCCAGGCGACCGCGAAGGTAGTCCGCTCGCTCGAAGCCGTTCACGTCCCGTTTCGGTTCATGCGGAAGGAGGTGCGGTCGTGAGCAGCATTTCGATGCTTGAGATTCATGCTCGCGAGTTTCTTCGGATGCCGGACGAGTGGCACGTATATCACTGGGAGGCTGGTCCCGCTGAACGCCTCGCACGTGGGGAGCCTCTTTACTACAAGGTGGAAGGCGCAGTGGCTCCACTCAAGACGCGCGGTCCTAATGCCGGGACGGCACGGAACTGGCGGAAAAAGGATCCTTCCACTGTGCGAGTGTTTACATGCGCGCCCGCTGAACACGAGGCATGGGCGTTAGCGTGGTCTGAACGCACTGGAAAATGCCTGCCTTGCGAAGGAAGAGGTCGGCGATTCGTGCGGTGGAGTCACACCACTGGCACCGAATGGCGTCAGTGCCCAACGTGTGAAGGAACTGGCACACGCCAGAGGAAGGAGCAGCCGGTATGAGCCCTACGCAGCGCAGTATCGAATACCTCAAGGCGCAGGGCTGGACCGTCTGGAAAGCTGAGCATTGGTGCCCATTCAGCAAACGCCGCAAGGACGCGTTCGGATTCGCCGACCTGCTATGCGTGAAGCCCTCGTTCCGAGGCACGCTCTACGTGCAGACGACTAGTGGAAGCGGGTCGAGCCGCGTGAAGAAGATCCGTGAGACAGCCGCAGCTGGCATCGTGTTGGCAGCCGGCAATCCCATCGTGGTGCACGGCTGGGCGAAGCGAGGTCCGCGCGGCCAGCGGAAGGTTTGGACTTTGCGTGAAGTGAACATCGAACCCGGAAACCCATGAACCCTCACAGACCACAATCCTACGCCTGGAACCATCGACGCCTTTACCGCGTGCTGCTGCCTGTCGCGTTCTGCGCGGCATCGATCGCAGTTGCTGGCCTAGTTTCCTGGCTGCGCCGCCCGTGAGCGCCAGCGTCCGAGACTACGAATGCTACCGCGAATGGCTTGAGGAGAAGGTGGCGGCTGAAGCGGAGGCTGAGGAGCGAGCCGAATACCTGAAATCATTGACCGAAGACGAACCCGAACACCGATGAACGAGAAACCCGAAAATCCACCAGCATTTCCGCAGACCATTGACGACATGGGAACGCTGACCGTCCGCACTCAGGGCATGAGCCTCCGCGACTACTTCGCCGCGAAAGCGATGCAGGGCGACATGGCATCCCAAGCGGAGGGCTACCACACCGTGATGAGCGAGGATAGTGACGAGCGCCTTCTTGAACTCAGCAAGCTCTACTACCGCATCGCGGACGCAATGCTCGAAGCGCGTTCCAAGCAGCCATGAAACCGAAACTAATCACCAAACTAGGCCGCGAGCGGATGCAGCGGATGATTGCGTATCTGCGGGAGTTGCCGCCGGAGCGGTTCTGCTTTGGGTCCGTCATCAAGGCTGGTCGTGGATGCGGCACGATTGGCTGCGTCATCGGTCACACGCCAATCATGTTTCCGGAACTGGTCCAGTATGAGGACAACGCTGGTGATGGACTCCGGTCGAAAGGGGGCGCTCCTTTCTTCGAGGAAATCGGTGAGGAGGTTTTTCAAGTTTCCTACGTCACTTCGGAGGCCCTGTTTACACCGCGTTGCCAATATAGCCTCGGTAGGCTCGGGCTCGCGTTGGGAAAAATGGACTCCAACGCTTCCCCCACCGAAGTCGCCGACATGCTCGAATCGTTCCTCTCGCAAGTGGACGACATCGAGGAACCCGCCCGCCCCGCCTGATCCCCGAGCAACGAAGGAGACGAATATGCCTGCCAAGAAATCATCCAAACCGAAGCTGAATCCAAACGCCCGCAAGTGGGTCAAAGCACTCCGAAGCGGGAAGTATAAGCAGGGGCGAGACTATCTCTGCCAACTCTACGGCGAGGAGCGGGAGTTTTGCTGTCTCGGTGTAGCATGTGAGTTGTTCATCAGAAGTGGCAACAAGCTCAGAACCGCCGTTCGGTCTGATGGCGGCAACTACGTCGAATACGGTGGAAATCGCGGTATTGTCCCAGGGAAAGTGCGCGAGTGGCTCGGACTGCGGGATAACCTTGGTGAATACGTCAACAAAAACGGGCTCACATCATCACTGGCCGACCTCAATGACCGGGGGAAGTCGTTCGAGAATATCGCCGACATCATCGAATCTCAACCGGAGGGGCTTTTCGCCTAGCCATGCACCCCAACCCCGAGCCGAACGGCGGCGAAACAAAGAGCCAATCCGCCAACGAGAAGCTGATTGCGGAGGTGCGGGAGAAGAAAGTTGCGCTCGAATCCGCCCGCACGGGAGCGATGAAAAGCTCCATGGGATGGGAACTCGCAGACACCTCCCCTTTGCTCGCCGACGCGCTAGAAGCCGAGACGAAGGAGAAGGAGCGGTTTAAGGAAGGCTTGAAAGAGTGGAAGCAGGAAGCACTTGACCAAAAGAAGGAGAAGGAGCGGCTGGTGACGGAGAACGCGGAACTGCGGAAGGAGAAGGAGCGGCTGGATTGGCTGGAATCCAGTAAGGCCATTCTCTTTTACGTTCAAGACCGCGGACTATGGAGCGTGGCGGTAGACGGCGGGAAGGTAGTGCACGACCCGACGATCCGCGAAGCCCTCGACACATCCCGCACAAATGCCATCGCTTACTGACCAACTACGCGCCAAGCTCATTCAGGGTGGGGTGCGCAATCTTCGCGAGTTCGGTTATCCGGGCTGCGACGAAACCAACATCCTCAGTGACCGCATATATTCCAGATTCTTCCTGCGAATACTGGAGGAGAATAAAGAGGATTCGCGGTTGCAACAGGCAATTCCGGTAATCGACGGGCTTATCGAGGAGATCGTCACCGGCCAAAGCAAAGGCTAACCCTATGAAGCCCGACAATGACAACGTTCAATACTGCCTCTGCTTCCTCTTCCATGGCGGCGAACGCCTACGGGCAATCAAGCTGGCCGTCGATGCCCTTGGAATGACCGTTCCGCAGGCCCGCGACTACGTGCAGGAGATCGCGGCGAATTACGGCAAGCGCAAGCGTTCCCAGCGCCGGGAATATGAAGCCCTGCGCGCTCAACTGAATGCTCAAAACCCTTCGGACTACCCGGTATGACCACCGACCTAAAAGACGTGCCGGACGAGAGGGTGAATGAACTCATCGACGAGTTGCTTCCGTTCCTTTCGGTGAGTTCCAACTACACCGGCTGCCTGAACGCATGCGCAGCTGTGGTTCGGACGCTCAGCCACGCTCAGCAAATCGCGTTGGTGCGCCATCTGTTCCGACTATTGGACATCCAGGAGGAGGCGAAACATGGGGACGTGGAAATCACCTGCGTCTGCCTGATTGGCGACACCACAACCCGTCAATTCGCCGAAGCGCTTTACCTAACGCTGAAGAAATGAACACCCATTCCATGACTAAAGAACGAGAAGACGCATTGCTGGATAATCCTGCGCCAGCGCAGAGCTACTCTACACCGACCGCCAATGTTCGGCGGTTGGGGCCGCTCTTATATAGCATCGAAATTCGGAATGACCGCTGGCCAACCGGGTTTTGCGAGCTTCGGCGTGACCTTTCCAGTGCCTCGCAATTCATTCGTGAGTGTGGCTGTTCGGATGCTGGATTATTTGAGCATGATTTCGACAAGGGAGATTGGAAGGAGGGCGCGTGAAAACCAGCAAACGCACCGTCCCGCTCGACATGCTCTCATTCGAGCACCGCGAATACCGCGTGTCCGTGTTTACCGAAGGCCAGCGCACCATTGCGGTGCGCGTGAGCAAAGATGGCAAGGAAGTCCACTCGCAGAACCTCACGCCAGAGCAGTTCATTTCCCTCCTAATGCGAGACGCCAAGTAACGCATGACCGCCGACCAAACTAAAGGCCCGAGCGGTTATTGCCGCAGACCTCTTTCGAGAAGGCCGCATCACGCGAGGCGAATGCTTCCGCTTGGAGATGGACGCCGCTCTCGGACGCGACACCGGGCCAATCAATTATGAACCAAATACCGAGTTCGCTGAACTCGTGGAAGCAGGAGCGATGAAGCCATGACCACCGACCCAACACCGCCAGAAGGCAAGAGGCTCGACCCGGAAACGCTGTGTCATTGCGGACACCCACGCAGAAAGCATTTCAATATGCGCGGAATGTGCGAGTGCAGCGGTAATCGGGGTGCTTCTTCAACCTGCGGTTGCCGTCGCTTCCAGATGCCGAACCTAGCAGTCCAAAAGGCCACGGAGCAACTTTTCGTTGGTGCCGCCACCCGCGAACCCGCCCAAGCCGAGGGCGAGAAGCGAGTTTCGGCGGAAATCGGCGACTGGCCAGCAGGTAGTTCGCAATTCACCGAAGAAGACCGCAAGCGCCTAGCTGCCATGAGCCCTCCCGTAACCGGGCAGACGCCAGACGGTGAGGCGCTGAAGCCGGAAACCGAGCGATCCTTAGAGGAATGCGTAGATGAGCACGTTCGCATGGCAGTTCACCTTCGGCATCTCGGTTACAGCTCCGAGCAGGTGAAGCAGATCCAGACTTCACCGGTGGGCTCATGTTTGCGCATGACTCCCGCCACCCCACCCGCGCGGGAGGCGAGTCCGTGTCCTGAGTGCGAAGCGGAGGGCGAAACATGCGAGTATCACGAGGTTCACGCAACTAACGGCGATGTAGCCGGGTTCCCTTGGGATAAACTGCCCGGCTTCCTCATCGACCATTACGAAGGCGAAATCCTGACCGAAGAACTGCTTCAACAAGCCGTTGCGGAAATGAGCAGGCCCCTTCCCCTGCCACCTACCGAGAGCAAGTAAACTGAGGAACGAACGACTATGAACACATACCATCCTAATCCAACAATTAACGCCGAAGTCGCCGCAGAGGCGGCTGAAGCCGAACGAGTCAACTTAGCAGCGGGACTACCTCCGGCGCCGTGGCAGTGTGTCTGCGGAGCGGTTCATCGGCGGGGACACTTCATGAGCATTGGCGTCCACCGCTGCTTGAAATGCGGTTACGTAGGGGCCGGTGGCGTCCTCAACACGGATGAGAACCTGAAGTAGCTCTCGCCTAACCGCCATGAGCACAAGCGACACGCCGACACAATGGACCATCGAACAATCAATCGGAGCAGCAACGCGACTGCGCGATGAGCCTCTATACGCTCAAGCCGCTCGCTCTTTAGACATGACGCCGCCAGCTTTCACTGACGCCGTTCTCGACATCCTACAAACGGCGCAGCGAGTGGATGTCAGCCTGATTAGCGCGCAGTTCAACATCACGACGGAGCAGGCTGAAGATGCACTGGATGCTCTCGCGTTTCTCGGATGCGTAGGGCAGCGAAACGAAGCGGGCGATCGGGAGCTTTTGCAGCGCATGAAGTTTCCCGAGTGGCTGAATGAGTTGGAGCGGATAGCAGCACCGCACGGATACACCGCGACCGACATTCGCGACCCTGGATATATGTGGCGGGAAGCCTACTACGACACTGGGCACACGCCGCAGCAAGCACTTGAGGAAGACATGAAGCACACCGCCTAGTATGCACACACCTGAAACAGACAAGAAGGCTTGGAGGAGCCATCGCGTTGAAGTAGTTGACGCTTCCTTCGCCCGCCAACTCGAACGCTCGCGCAACGACCTCGTAAAAGAACTCGCCGACCTAAAGCGTCCAATCACCGAACCCCTCAAACTCGACGCCTTCGCCATGATGGAAGGCATTGCCGCGGTTTCGTGTGAGGATGCGAGCCGACTTCAAGCCCAACTCTCCACCGTCACGCGAGAGCGCGACGAGGCGAGGGCGGAGTTCAACAAGGAGTGCATCACTCACGCCGACACGCGAGAGTCTTTGGAGCAAACGAAGGACCAGCTTCACTCTGTGACGGCGAAGCTCGAATCGGCCAGCCAGCAACTCTCCGAGGCGCTCAGCCGGGGAGGCGGTGATGCGGGAGGCGCTGACGGATTGTTATGACACCTTCTGCGGCGAGGCGGAATACATCAATGGTAGCAGCACCCGAGATATGGCAGAGAAGTGCCGCACCGCCCTCTCCGCCCCATCCGCCACCATGCTCACGGAACTGCGGGCGGAAGTGGGGCGGTGGGCGGCATCATCGAAAGCGTGGCAGGACAATCATGCCGAAGCACTGGAACAAATAGACACCCTCCGCGCCGAACTCTCCGCCGCGCAAGAGCGGGTGAAGGAGTTGGAGGCGGATGGGAAGATTGTCGATCACCTCGCCGATAACTGCCACCTGCCGAACGACCACCCTGCGGGCGGCGTCTTCCTGGTGATCGGGGAAGACGTGATTCCGCATGGAGGCATCACGCTGAATACCGAGAAGGACCGACAGACCATTCGGAAAGCCATCGCCGACGCCCTCTCCGCCTCCGCCGAGAGCGCCAAGCCTGAACCTCCCGTGGGCTGTGATGGCTGTGGCAAGGAGTTCCCGCTGGAGGAAGTGACTCACAACGAAACCGAAACCCTCTGCCCCGAATGTCAGGCGGCAGCCAACGAACCGAACGAATAGCCATGAAGCGAACCCTGAAAGCCAAAAAGAAGTGCGCCGAGTTCCTCGCGGAAATGCTCAAGGTCGGATGGACGAAAGATGAACTGCCGGCCCTCGAAAAGGTGTTCTGGCAATTCCGCGACCCGGTGACAGGCGATTATCGGGGACCGCGGAAGAAACGCGAGAGCGCCATCCGGGAGGGAAAATGAAACCTTTCGCCGTCACCTTTTTGCTCTCAAGGCACATTCATGGTGCCGTCGAGCAGTCCATTTCACTCCACGTCACGAACGCCAATTCTGAAGACGAAGCCGTTGGGGAATCGCTGCGGGAAGCATTGAAGGAACGTCCTGGGTTCTCTGTACAAATGACGCTCGCGATAGAAATTGTCCGGCAAACCATTCCGCTTACTGCCAGCGCGGGCACTGAAACGAAAGAGGAGGCGGCGGGATGAGCATGCTATTCCCGTTGGCGCGATTCGACGCAGTGGACCTCCTGCAAGCGAACGAGCTCTTGTCTCGCTGGAAACATAAAATGGGACCGCTCAACCGTGGGAACCAAGGCGCGTGGTGCCATGCTTTGATTCACGGTGACGAGCCCGTGGCCGTGACGACCGCCAGTTACTTGATCGCGCCCGTTGTCGGGAATGCGCCTTGGCTGACACGGGATAACACCGTCGAGCTTTCGCGCCTGTGTGCGGCTCGCGGCGGCCTCTGCCGGGTGGCGCTTCGGATGTGGCGAGAGTTCGTCTTTCCGGCTCTGCCGTTCGAGTTCGCCGTCAGCTATCAGGACGCCGACCTGCACAACGGTGACACCTACCGCTTCGATGGATGGAAGCGAGTCGCCCGAAGCCGGAGTGGACCGGATACCCGAAGTGGCAGGCCTGGCCGCGATAAGTGGATTTGGCAATGGCCAGCCGCCCCTGTGGCGCGCGCGGAGGAGAAGAGATGAGCGAGCACGCCGTCCATTTCAGCAGCAACACGGTCGAATGGCCGACTCCGCAATGGCTGTTTGATGCGCTGGATGCCGAGTTCGGATTCACCCTCGACCCGTGTAGCACGCACGAGAACGCGAAGTGCGCGAAGCATTACACGCGAGAGGATAACGGACTGCTGAAGTCTTGGGCGGATGAAGTGGTCTGGATGAATCCGCCGTATGGGGACGAAATCAAAACCTGGATGGCGAAGGCGCACGGAGCCAGCCGCCATGAGGGCGCAACGGTCGTCTGCCTCGTGCCGGCGCGAACCGATACCGAATGGTGGCACCGCTACGCGATGAAGCACGAGATCCGGCTGATGAAAGGCCGGGTTAGATTCGAGGGTGGCGAATCGAACGCGCCATTCCCGTCGGCAATCGTCGTCATGCGGCCGCAAGGCTTCGGGCTACTCTCTTTCGCAATCTCAGCCATCGGGAGGCCCGGCGAATGAGTGAGGCGAGAAACCCGACAATTTAACCACCATGGCGATTCTCAACTACACGACCCAAATCTCGGCGGAAAAGACCGTCACCGAGATTCAGCAGATCCTCAGTAAAGGAAAGGCGCAGGCCATCCTGACCGAGTTCGAGGACGGCGTTCTTTCGGCCATCAGCTTTCGCGTGAACACGAAGCACGGGCTGATGAGCTTCAAGCTGCCGGCGAACATTCAGCTCATCTACCAGGTCATCGTGCGGGACACGCGGATCACGCCGAAGCTGCGCACAAAGGAGCAAGCGGCCCGTGTGGCGTGGCGAATCGTGAAGGACTGGCTTGCGGCGCAGATGGCCATCATTGAGGCGGGCATGGTCGATCTTGAGCAAGTCTTCCTGCCATACGCGCAGAACAACCAGGGCGAAACGCTCTACGAGACGCTGAGGGACCGCCAATTCGCCGGCCTGGCACTGCCGCAACACAGCCATGACTGACCAGCTGCCCACCGGAACCGAGGCGGAAGCAATCGCGCCGTATTATCGCCATCAGTTCGCCGGCAGGAAACTCGACGTCTACCGCGTCCTCCTGGTCTTCGGCATCACGCATCCGGCCCAACAGCACGCCATCAAGAAGCTCCTCCGCGCCGGCCGCGGGCACAAACCGCTCGAGCAGGACATCCAGGAGGTCATCGACTCGCTTAAACGCTGGCAGGAGATGCTGAAGGAAGATGCAGCCCTCCGCGCGTTCGACCGGGTGGGGAGAGTGGATTGAGACGATTATGAGCGATCGAAAGCCCAAACCCGAAGAGCCTGTGCCGGCATGGAAGGCGCACGGCTGGCCGTCTGAGGAAGTATGGCGCGAGGCTCGGCGCAAAGCTGAAGCAAAACACAAAGCCCTGGCGAAAGCCGCGGGCATCCCCTGGAAATAATCACATGGAATGGCTCAACATCCACGCGCCCACCCTTCGGGCGCCAGAATACATCGGCAGTGAACCAATCGCACGCGCGACATGGCTAAACCTCATGGCGTACTGCTGCGAGCAGGAGAACGGCGGCCGCATGGTTGGCGCGGCGCAGTGGAAAGATCGCCAGTGGCAGCAGACATGCGGAGTGACCAAACGCGAGGTGTTTAATTCCGACCCGCTCATTGTTGTGGACGGCGACGATATTGTCGTGTGGCGCTATCCCGCTGAGAAAGAGGCAGAAGTGCAGGCTAAGCGCGAAGGTGGGGCACGCGGGGGGCACCGAAAAGCCGAAAACCGCGGTAAGCATGTCGCTAGCTCAGCTACTAGCACTCCTACTAGCTCAGCTAGCGACATTCCCGTATCAGCTAGTAGCTCAGCTTCTACGGAAGGGAATGGAAGGGAAGAGGAAGGGAAAGGAATACCCCCTAACCCCCAAGGGGGAACTGGCGGGGGCGATTCAAAGAACCTTCCGAAGACCGAAGAGGCGCAACGTCTCGGGGCGATATTCCACCGGCGATCAACAACGCCTTGGACGGACAAAGAGGTTCGTGCGTTTCGGAAGCTCTGCCCGATCGATAGCGAGCACCTAGCGGCCGTGGAAGCCTACTACGCTGGCAACTGGCCGCCGGGGCACGACAAAAACATTCTCCGGCATGATCTGCTGACGCTGCTCAACAACTTCACGGGCGAAGTGGACCGAGCAAAGCAGTGGCTCTCCACATCTCTCCGCCGCGTTGGTGTTCCCGGAACCGCCGGAGTCCCATTCCTATGACCGAAAACGAAGACGCGATCATTTCCAGCCTGCTGGCCTTTCCAGCGCAATCGACACCCTACGTTTGCTCTGAGATTCGCCCGGATCACCTGAGCGCACCCAACGCCGTCGTTTACCGGGAAATCCTGGGCCTGTTCAGCGAAGGGCAGGACTTCGACCTTCCCTCCGTCATCGGGCGACTGCGGGACAAGCAGAAGCTCGAGGAAGCCGGCGGCGCCGGACGTCTCGCCACGCTGTTCGGGCAATCGAGCATGCCGGCCACGCTCAACGAGCATGTCCGGGCCGTGAAGGACAAGGCCGCGCAGAGGCGCGCAACGGAGCTCCTGCGGGACAAACTCGCCGAGATCCAAGGTCCCGGCTGCGACGTGTCAAAGACGCTCTCCGACGTGATGGCGGGCATTGAGGAAATCGGCCAGGACCGTGCAAAGAAGAAGACGCCGACCATGAAGGCGCTGGTGCAGGAAGCGATCGGCCGGCTGCAAAAGCGGTACGACCAAGACGAAGCCGGCGTCTCCACGGGCATCAATTCGCTCGATCGCGAAACTGGAGGCCTGCGCCAGGGCTCGCAATGGGTGATCGCCGGGCCAGCGAAGGGCGGTAAAAGCTCGCTGGCGGCTACGCTGCTCGCTTCCTTGGCCGTCTCCCACAACAAACGCTGCGCATTCTTTGGTCTCGAAATGCCGAGCGTGGAGAACGTGGAGCGCCTGATCTGCCAAGTCGGCCGCATCTCAGCCTCCGCGGCCCGTGACGGCACCCTGAACGAGCGAGATTTTCCGAACCTGACACAAGCCGCGGCCAAGCTCGCGCCAGCGCCCATCATGTTTCGCGACGACATCTTCGACCTTGCTGAACTGATCGGCACCGCCCGGCAGATGAAAGCTGCGTTCCCGGACCTCTTCGCCGTCTTCGTGGACTACGCGCAACTCCTGGGCGTCGGCCACAGCGGCGAGAGCCGGGAGCGGGAGGTCGCCATCATCAGCCGAACCCTACGCAAGCTTTCCATGCAGCAGCAGCTTTGCGTGGTCCTGCTCTCGCAGGTGAACGACGACGGTAAACTTCGGGAATCGCGATCCCTCGGCATGGATGCAACCACCGTAGTCTTCATCGAGTTCGCGGACGATCCCGGTGTTCGCAAGCTGCGGCTCGTTCAACGCAACGGTCGTAGCGGTGTAGAACTCCAAGTGGCCTACGTTGGCGAGCACTTCCAGTTCGCAGACTTGGCGAGGACCCGCTAAACAGGCCCGCAATCGCGCGGAAATGGGCCTAGATCGCGTCGGGGTATCGCTGGCGACCATTCGGACGCTTGAACACCGCAGAGAGGCAGGATTGAGTCGCGGCATGAATCCTCTCACGCCCAAAACCATCGCTCTTGCAATCAAGCTCGCCGACGAAAGGGCTTTCAGCGACATCGAGTCGATCGGCTGCAACGTGCCGGACAGGCAACTGGTCGAGGATGGGTGGCGAGACGTGGCGTACGACGAGGAGACGAAATCGGCCTTATCCGAGATTGTTGATTACGCCGAACTGCGCGGCATCCTGCAGCGGAACCAGCAGAACCCAAATTGGGTGCGAG